AATGGTTGAGTCAAACCCGATAAGCTTCAATGCGTGTCTTATTGAATCTTCTGTACCACTCTTGATAATGATTTCAGAAACATCTCTAAGATACTTTCGTTTTGAATCGTTTTTTAGATTAGCAGGAAGTTCAGACCCTCTTTCTATAAGGGTCTTCTCTACACTATAAACCGTTCCATTGTGCCAATCCTTTGAGTCTGAAAAACTCTCAATAGCTTCTTTGATTTCATCAAGGAATTCTCCTCCTGCGTCCAAGAAACTATTAAGCATCTCACCTGATTGTTGAAACTCAGGGATACTACTCTTTAGATAATCCTTAATAGAATTCATTAAACTATCCTAATTACCGACATACTTTCTTCTGTATAGTAAAAATCAGGTTTAGGTTCGATGAGTCGCATTGCTGTTGCATCATCAACCACCATATTATCAAATTCATCTTGACTAAAAGTAACAGTGTAATTATTCTGTGCGAAATCGTTATCTATCACCAAAAATGAACTTTTATAAGATACGGTTACACCATTAACAATATCCCCATTAGAATCGATAAATTTTCCTTCACCATTATCCACAAATACAGAGTTTCCATCTACATCATAGAATTCAATACTCTTAGGAAGAAGTAAATTAACCGCATCGATGTTTTGGTTTACGTTTACACCAATTGATTCACTCAATTTATTTGCAAGAGAGAAGGTGTTATATACTTTAACAAAACTAGCTAAATCTCCACTCTCACTGTTGATCGAGAAACTATTGAATCTATCATTACTACTCACTTTTAACACAAAGTCAAAAAGGTCAATGCTTTGGTGTTGCACATAAGACACAGCATCAAAAGAAGAATCATCGATAAAATCGTAAACAATAAAACCTTCTTCGTCGAATGTATTATTGTAGGTTTGTCCTTGTGATAGAGTGGTCAAAAGTGTTTCTGTAGTTTCATCATTAACAACAGTTCTAAAATAAATGGCAACATCTGTATCATTGGGTGCGGTGATATTTACAACTGATCCATCGAATACAGGGAATGGTGGCTTTTTGCCTGCCATCTTTCCATAATAGAAAAACTCAGTCTTAACCCCACTATCAAATGTTATTCTGAATGTGGTAGAGTCATTATTAATAGGTGAGGTCAAGTTTCCTATAAACCCAAAGTCAACGTTTTCTGTTTGAATAGGGTTTCCGCTGTAATCATAGACAATGTTATTGATTAATACCTGTGCTGATACTCTAACATTTGAAATAATCTCGGAACGCATCTTTAACAGAATGTCACTGATATTATCAGTTTCATCAATCACAACCTGTATAGGGTATGTATCGAATATTAAAACAAAAGAATCATCCTGTGTTGGTGCGTAAGAACGGTCTATAATTATCTCAGCTTCTTGCGTTTTAATAGGAAAGCTTAAAGGTAACACTCCCTTAATCTTCAATTTAACAAAATCAATTAAAGGATAAGTCAGGTTATTACGGTCAAATGTAACCTTATACAAGTCAGAAACAATATCAGAACTTTGGCATTCTCCACCAATAGAACCCTTTCTCATTTTGAAGTAATCAGTAAAGAACATATACAGACGATCATAAAATTCTTCATTAGAGAGTGGAACATTTTTTGCCTTTCTAACATCAGCAATCAATTGAAGATCAAGGATATTTGCAGGAAAGAACACCAAATGCGCCTGGGAGGTCTTTACGGTATCCATATATTCTCTTACAATCTGAAGTTCTTGTGTGGTGAATTTCTCACCATCTTCTTTTAGGTAAGTTATGTACACATTATTCAGATTATAGATAAGTGAACGGATTTCGTCTTCACCAAATGTTTTTGCATCAACAATATCAATCCCATCAATTTCTTGCATCCAAAAGTTATAATCAGAATTGGTTACAGCACGTCCATTGGTTCTATGATAGTCAGAAGCATTTCTTCGAATAGAATCATTAGACTCAGGAGAAGAACCATTAATGATGCGTGTTGTGTTAGTTATGGTAAAGGTATTTCCAGTTAATCCGCTGATAACATCTACCAAGTTAAACTCATTACCAATGCTGCTGATTTCTTCAATATTTGGATCAACTCTAACATAAGTCAACTCAATGGGTGATTCAGGTCTTCTTCCTTGAAAGTTATCACCAAAAACAATGCACATCCCATTGACACTGTATTTAATGTCATAGAATTTTTCTAATGGGTCTAAAAACGACAATGCTCTTTTATTGACATCAGATTGTGTTCTGACATCAAGGTATTGTCCATGTGTTGTATTAACGAGAATATTATCATTATCAATCAACTCATAGTCTGATAAGGTTACAATTCCATTCTGCAAATCTCGTGATTCATTAACAAGTGAACCTTGCTTAACAACAAAGCTAACCTCAGTTTCACCAATAGGAATTATGACCGTTTCGGTGTTAGTGTAGTATAGACCATCACTTTCAAATTGCGTGAATGCAGGGATGATTATTTCACTGGATAGTGGAGATTCTAATGCGATTTTAATCGTGCCACGATTGGCCTTAGCACGTTTAAATCTATAACCCAACTCACAGGCACGGGCAATAACAGAAGAACGCAAGGAAGCAGTTTCTAGATATGTTTCTAATGTTCTTCTCTGTAACATATAGTGAAGTTCATCAGTTACATGAGTCATTAGCTGAATAAGAGTTTGACCTGTAGATGACTCATACGCATCACCCCAACCTTCTGCGTCTTTCAGCAGTTCAGTCATCCTCTCTAGTCTTTCTTGGAATTCGTATTTTGTAAAGTCTTTCATAATAATTTTTATTCCCTAGTTCTGTAAGAATGATTGTAAGCGAGTTTCAAAAATTTTTCTTCGTGCGAGTTCTGTTATATAAAGGTCAATTGACACGCCGTATGTATTGGTGTCTGGGTCTGGATTAACAATGACTTGTCTCACTTCAACCCTTGGTTCGAAATTCGTAATAACTTGAATAATATTATGCCTAATCATATCAGCCGTATCAGCAGAGATGGGTTCAAAAAGAAAACGAACAATCCCACCACCGAAATCAGAACGAACACGTTCACCTTTAACAGTAGCCATGATATGACGGATAGATTGGATTATAGCATCTTCATCATAATTGATTTTGATGTTTCCACTTCGCATTAGACTTAGCTTTGAATCAAAGTCTGAATATGTATAATCACGCATTTTAGAATTTCTCCTTTTATGCTTGTATTTATAAAAGGAGAAATGCGGATTTTTAGTTTAACTCGATGGTTTTGCCTCGAACGATAATGTTTCCTGTTACGGTTACATTCTTATTTCCACCAACCGTTTCAACAACATTACCACCAACAGACTGAGTTACGTTGCCACCAATATTCTCAACAACATTACCATCAATGACTCTTTTAACATTGCCAACGATATGTTCATACACATCGCCATTATCTTGATAAGTTATTTGTGTACCAGACTTATGGATTATGGTTATTCTTGAGTTTCCCTCTGTATCGTCAATCTCAATAACATGACCTGATTTAGTTCTTAATGATTTGTTTCTTGGATACGAAATACTTCCACGATTTTCTTCATGATCAGATTCTAATCGTTCTTTCGGGTGGGCATCCTTGAATGGTGCTCCCGCAAAATAGACTGGCTGATGATGATCGCCATTCTCAAAGAAGACCCAAACATGATTACCAACATCGGGGATAAGAAATCCACCAAAGCCAACCTGACCTCCCATAAAAGGGTCAGAATAGATAGCCCAAGGTAAGGCTTCGTTTGGAACATTATCATAGATTCCAAAAACCCTAATCTTGACCCTACCGCTGCGCAATGGGTCTTGGTCATCAACCACAACTCCACGATAGTTTCCATGAAACTTAAAATCATTCTTTTTCTTATCGGCTGTATGATTATACATTCGTGAACTTTCCTAACTTAGACACAGCATATCCATCAATTTCTTTTGAATCATAACCTTGTCTAGCTACATCAATAACTGTAATATGTTTATTGGTTTCATCCAAGGCGACAATATGATTTATGGAAGCAATAACATAAAACCCAGAATAAAGTTCAGACACTGGTTCTTTTATAAACTCATTATCAGGTTTAATAATAAGTTCAACAACTTGCCCAATGTTTAGTGTTCTATCACCCTCAATGGTAATGGTGAACTGGTTATTAGATAATGCAACCGAAGAAACAACTCCAGTTGATTCAGCAAAACCATCAACTCTGCCACAAAATACTCTTTTGTTTGATACTTCGTTTGATGTATGGATTGAGTAATTATCTGATAGCATAAGTGCATTAGAATCAGACAAGGTAACATTCTTAGAGATAAATTGCCCTTTATTCCAATCATAGTGCATAGCATTAACCCCACCCGCTCCACTTAAAACAGAATCCATATAGAATTCATTAGATTTAAATGCGGCAAAGAATGTTTCACTTGAATCTTCCAGAGATGGGGTGTTTCTACTTTCCAAAACAAATGTTCTAGTCTGATTGCTCATAGTTTTTGGTTTCTGTTCTTCAATCATAGCAGACACAGTTTTAAAGAAGAACCGATTATTAATATCACAACCAAACTCAAAGTGGTCATCAAACTTATTAGAAACCGCATGACGCTGTATAAATCTTAGAAATGATACATTGTCCCAATATGGTTGAATAATGGAAGGATGAACGTTTCTTGACGTTTCTACGTCTATATCAGAAAATCCACACTCGCTTGCAATTTCACTCACAATATCAGAGTATCTTACATTGGACCAACCACGATTTCTTCTTTTATTGATTAGTTCATTCCAGTTCTGATGAACAAAAGTAATCTTATAAGAAATCTGGGCGGTTGTTCCCATTTGAGATGAGTCTAATGCGATATTAGCAATCTTAACAGGAATCTGATTAGAATCCTGTTGAGATTTTCCAATAGAAAGATAAAAGGTTTCTGATATTTTAATCTTCTCTACGTTGAAGTAGATACCAATACCATCGACAAATGTTACGGTGATGACAGGAGATGCAAAAGAGAATCCCTCAAAAATCGTGGCATTGATTGGCTTAACCATTGCCAATGGTGATTGATTTTCTGCTTCAAGGCGAAGGAACAAATCCCCTCTTCCATCTACGGAATCAACCCTTGTATGAATTCTCTCAAAAATTGTTTGCATATTATCTTCTTGCGTTTCTGTTATAATGTCTATAGTAATCGTCTATTGATGGAATATCTATAACTCTACCTATATAATATTCAGTTAAAGGATCAAGAATATCATTTTGAATATGTATCAGCCACCCCAAGTTATAATTACCATAATACATATTGGCGATTAAATCAGGTCGATTAGCAGTGGCTGCGGTTATTCTATATTTATCTATGGTTCTTAGGTTCATTGATGTTATGCTAGTTTTTAATAAGTCGAGTTCACGATTACCATCAACAACCGCCACATCATATAACCTTTTTCTTTCTTCTAAACTCATTATTAACCCCTTGAAGAATTCTGATTAATTCTTCCACTAAAATAGCTTTCTATATCTTCCATTACTGGAGGTGTTTGTGGTGTTACCGTGACCGAACAAACAGCAGATGTCGGATAGCCATTAACATCAAGAACATTCGAGAACTTTGATGCAACAGATGTTACGAAACAATCAGGAATATCAATAGTTCTCCCAAATTGTAGTCTTGATGTAGGAGGTCCTTGTAAAAGGTTAAAAAGGTCAGTAACCTTAGAAAAGTTTGCTTCATTAACATCGGGAGCACTTAACTGGATTGCACGAGCATCATCCTCCGCTCCGATAATTTCTAAACCCCCTGCCGCAATTTCTTGACCTTTTTCTAAAAAAGATTCAATTCTTCTTTTCATCTCAGCCCACTGAAGCTGTCTGCCAACACTCATTGCCATAAGCTTTAGAACTTGATATACAACCTCATACTTTGCATCATAGTGAGATGTGAATTCCATATCAAATGATATTTCCGTTGGGGTTGGGTTGGAATACATTTTTCTCATTCGAAGCGCAGCTTTTTGTGGTATATTTGCCAAAAACAATAACTTTGACATTTTTTGGTTTATGCTACCCGTATCAAATGGAGAAGCAAACTCAGAACCAACAGTCATACCAAAGTTATCTGGCAATGCCGCACTAACCTTCATACTTGTAGTTCCTGATATTTGAGTTAATGTAACTCTTTGTTCGGGTAACGTATTTTGTTCAATATATGTTAGCTTTTCAGCCATGATTAGTTTGCTCCACCATAAATGTTAATAGTAGTTAGGTCGTGGGCTGTACCATCGCCTGCGTTTGTTGAAGTGATTGCTTTACTAACTTGTTCTATGACGAACGCATTTCTTTCCGACGCATCTGTTGTTTTTTGCAGTGCGTCATTCACCACTTTCATCTGTTCGTATGCAATTTTTAAAGTTTCTATTTGCATTTGATATTTCTTTATTTCTTCTTCGCTTTGAGTTTTAATTGCCTCTTCCAAGTTTGCGGAAGCAACAACATATGCGTCATTCACCATTTTTGCATTTTTCTGGAAGAACTCGGAAGTATCTTCTAAGTATTGCGGAATATTAACATTTCTAGCTAAAACTCTATTATAGTCAACTTTGTCTAATGCACATTCATATTCACCAGCCAAAACAGACTTAACAAAGTCTCCTGTTACATTCTTGACGTTTCTATCAGACCCATCCGCCACTTTTCCGCTACCAGCATACTCTATCAACTCGTTACTACCCCATGCAAAGTTCACGAGTTTAGTGATACCAAAAATCCCACCAAGCACAGTAGCAACAACTTTTAAAGAATTTTTAATAAGTTCTCTATTTCTTTCCACAAAAGAACCTATCCTAGCAAACTGTCTTACCTCTGTTGGAGGATTTTTATTCGCAATTCCTCCCATTGGGATTGAAACGCCTCCACGTTTTCCTCTGCCAATCATATTCGACCGCATTGCACCATTTGGCATAGCGGCAGAAGGCTGCATTGCTCCTTGTCCAGACGATTCACCGTTAGAAGTGTAGCCATAGTATCCTCCAATAATTGTGCCGCCAGCAATCCCCCAAGGGTTTTTTGTAACCATTGCACCCGTTATCGCACCATTTAGTGCGCCTGTGAATGTATTGGTTAATTTTTCGGTATTAACGGATTCAACAGCTTCTGTAACTTTTTTACCAAAGCTTGAGAAAAAACCAGT